TAGCTGACGACCTTGTGAATACATGGTGCAAGCATCCTGCAGATCCTGACAGCCGAGCTCGGATGACATCCACAGAGATTGCGTCCATCATTCAGAAGCGGCACTTGGACACCTATGCCGTGTCTCTGGTGGTCAACGATAAGCTGACAAGAGACATTGGAAGAGCGATGGTTCGGGCTGGTTACGAGAACAAAGCGACCCGGCATCAGGGTCATCTCAAGTCTGGTTACTTGGTGGAAATACTTACATCACCCCGCACGGCTTACGGGCCCGAGCAGGTTCCAGAGGTCAAGGAAGGAGCCGAGGATGCCTTTTAACTTCGACGATGGGGAGCTGGATTCGCAGTATTTCGGAGATACTGTAAATGCTTCCCGAAAGGTTCTACATGAAGTAAACGCCGCAACCCCTGATATGCCAATGACTTCCGAAGGTGTAGGGGGTGTAGGGGGTGAAACCTATGTTTGTAAAGACTTAAAGAGTATATATAGTATATATAGGAGGTTGGAAATTGCTGTTTTACCCCCCACACCCCCTACAGCCGACGAACAGCAGTTCTTTGACCTCACGGGGCACTTGCCGGGTGATGCCTGGGAAGGCGAATTGCCGGACGACGGTCTCGAGTTCGACGGGGTGCAACTCGCCCGGTCGATCCCGTGGCCCGAGGTGATGCAGGGGGCAGCCGAAGAGCGTGGCATGGGCCGCAAGTCAACACTAGCCCTGATGTGGCCTCACCATGAGGGCCGATTCGAGTGGTACGAACATCCAGTCACCAAAAAATGGCACAGCTATGCCTCGTTCCCGAAGTAAACCATCCCCCTACGAAGACCTTGACCTCTACGAAGCGTTTGACAGGCAGGATAATGACCTCGACCGTGTCCTAACTAAGCCCAAGGCAGAAAAACGCAACCACGGGCCTGCAAACGGCCTAAAAAAGCCATTGCTGGAGCATGAGGTGCAGCGAAATATCGCCTCCGCTTTGGAAAAGGACGGTTATCTGGTCATCCGAGTCAATTCCAGCACTCAAATTGCCGAGTCTGGGACGCGCCTGTCGTCATACCGCGTGGTGAACATTAACGCCACCTCGGGACACGCTGATCTGGTCGTCTATCGCAACGGCAGAGCGTGGATGCTGGAGGTCAAACGGGACAAGCGGGGCAAAATGTCCGAATCGCAGATCCGTTTCCGCGACTGTTGCCGTCGGTACGGCACACCTTATGCCGTCGTCACCTGTGCAGAGGATGCACGGGCTTTCATTGCCACAACCTTGGAAAACTCATGACCGACATTTACCGCACCATCATGACAGCCGCTGCCGAGCAGTGCGGCCTGACCTATGAGCAGATCGTCACACGCCAGAGCCGAGGAGCCGGCAAGCACGACGCCAGTACGGCCCGTTACATCGGATGGTATGTGCTGAGCACGCACTTCGGGTGGTCATACGCACAGATTTGCAGGCACGCTGTCCTTTTTACCCACCCTACCATCCGACGCGGTATCATGCGCATCGGTGAGATGCCGTCCACGTCCAGCATCGGCGAGGCTGTGGCCCGCATTATCGAGAGTGTATAACTTCTGAAACATTTTGGGCCTTGCTATGTGCGTAGGTTTGCTATATGGCAAGGCCGACGAAATACGACCCCGATACCATACTGCCCAAGATGGCTGAGGCCATCGAGAAGGGTATGTTCATTGAGGAGCTTGCCGCTCACTTGCGCATAAGTCGTGAAACGATCTATCAATGGGAACAAGAGTTCCCTGAGTTTTCTGACACGGTAAAAGAGCTTAGGGAGGCCGCGCAACGAAAGGTCGCACAGCTTCTCGCCTCCCATGCCACAGAAGACCGCCCAGGCAATGCCTCAGTTGCTATCTTCATTGCAAAAAACGTGCTGGGCTGGCGGGATCGCCAAGAGGTCGAGCAGACTGTAACTAAGAAGTCGAGAATACGATTAACCATCGGCGGTGCTCGCCCTGAGAACGATGCCGATGACGACGCAGAAGGCTGAAGACTACGACTATGATTTTGAGATACCGCTGCATCCCTCGCAAGAGATGGTGTGGCGCAATCGTCGCAGGTTCAACGTAGCGTGTTGCGGTCGCAGGTGGGGCAAGACAGTTCTATCGCAGGTTGTCCTGTTTGATACATTGGCGACAGGTCTTCCAGCGGCATATTTTGCCCCGACATACAAGATGCTGGAGAAAGTCTGGCGAGAGTTCAAACGCGACTTTGCGGTCATTGTTGCAGAGAAAGACGAGAAGCTCAAGTGGCTGAAACTTGTAAACGGCGCTCAGCTTGACTTCTGGTCACTGGACGCATACGAAAGCATACGGGGCCAGAAATACCGCGCAGCCGTTATTGATGAGGCTGCCATATCGCCATATTTGGAAGATGCTTGGCAAATGGTAATCCGTCCAACATTGACAGATCATCGGGGGCAGGCGTGGTTCTTTAGCACCCCCAAGGGCCGCAACTTCTTTTACCAGCTTGCAGAGAAGGCTAAACGCAACGAGAACTGGACATTCTGGCAACTGCCGACCTCGGACAATCCGCACATCGATCCGAAAGAAATAGAAGAGGCAAAGAACGATTTACCATCTACGGTTTACCAGCAAGAGTACCTTGCGCAGTTCATCGACGTGCAGGGGGCTCTGGTCAAGCGTGAGATGCTCACCTACGTCAACAGCAACGAACTACCGTCAGACCTGCGCATCGGTATGGGTGTCGACCTTGCCATCAGTCAGAAGGAGACCGCAGACTACAGCTCCATCGTCGTCGTCGGCTACCACAAGGACTCGGGTCGTCGGTACGTGCTCGACGTTTGGCGTGGCCTTGTGGGCTTTCACGATGTCGTGAGCACCATTCAGGCTTACTCAGCCAAGTGGAAGCCCAGCCGCATCAACATCGAGGCCGTGCAATATCAGGTCGCCGTGGTGCAGGAACTCCTGCGCAAGACCTCACTTCCTGTGCGAGCCATCAAGCCAGACCGTGACAAGGTCAGCCGCTTTCATTCTGTGCTGGCCCGATACGAGCAAATGCTGTTCACTCACGTCCGAGGCATCGACCCCGCCTTCGAGCATGAGCTACTGTCTTTCCCGACGTCCGACCATGATGACATGGTCGATGCCCTTGTCTATGCCGACCAGGCCGCTGTGAAGAGCATGGGCGCTGGTGCGGTGATTATCTAACGGAGCCACACGTTATGACCTATACCCTTCATCACGGCGACTGTCTCGACATCCTGCGAACGATGCCGGATAACAGCGTTGACGCGGTTGTCACTGATCCGCCGTATGGGTTGTCATTCATGGGCAAGCGGTGGGATTACGACGTGCCTAATCAAGACATCTGGAGCGAGTGCCTGCGCGTACTCAAACCCGGGGGCCACCTGCTGGCCTTTGCGGGAACACGGACGCAGCACCGTATGGCAGTGCGCATCGAGGATGCTGGGTTTGAGATACGCGACATGATCGCTTGGGTGTATGGATCGGGGTTTCCGAAGTCATTAGATGTCAGCAAGGCGATTGATAAGGCGGCGGGGGCCGAGCGCGAGGTGGTGAAGGAGAAATGGCGAACGCCAAGTAATAAACCAGAGTTTGCCACGCAATGGGGTTTTGGTGCAAATACAGACGGTAATTATACCATCACCGCCCCCGCCACCGACGCCGCAAAGCAATGGCACGGCTGGGGCACGGCCCTGAAGCCTGCGCTGGAGCCTATCACGGTGGCGAGGAAGCCGCTGATCGGGACTGTAGCAGAGAACGTGCTGACGTGGGGAACAGGTGGGGTGAATGTCGAGGCTTGCCGAGTGGGCGAAGAAACCGGCCGCTGGCCTGCCAACCTAATCCACGACGGGAGCGAGGAGGTGGTGGGGTTGTTTCCTGAGACGAATAGCGGCGGCCCTGCAAAAAGACCATCTGGGTATTACGAATCGCCAGTAAAAGGTGGGGCAAACTGCTATGGCGTCTATGGCAAATCGCGAATAGTAGCTCATCAGGACTCCGGCTCCGCCGCCCGATTCTTCTACTGCGCCAAAGCGTCAAAGCGTGACAGGGATGAAGGGTGCGAGGGGATGGAGGCGAAAAAATCAGATCTACGTTCTAGCATTGCAGCAGGTATCTGGGAGCAGATGAATGCACCGCATCGCAACCACCATCCCACAGTCAAACCCACCGACCTTATGCGCTACCTGTGCAGACTCGTGACCCCACCGGGCGGCACGGTGCTAGACCCATTTACAGGCAGCGGCTCAACTGGCAAAGCTGCAATCTTGGAAGACTTCAACTTCATCGGCATCGAACGTGAGGCCGAATATCTCGACATCGCGCGGGCTCGGATTGAGCACGCCATCAACAACAAACCGAATAAGCTACTATGAACATCATCCAACGAATCAAACAGTTCGTAAGCCCTGCAGGTGAGCAGGCCGTCAACGACCTCCCCGCTATCGTGGGGGACATCTGGCAAAGGCACTCCTTCACGCCGGTCACCAACTGGCAGGCCGCGTACACCATGTGGAAGGCCAACCCCATCGCACAAGGCTGCACGCTGGCGTATTCACTCATGATGCCGGAGGCCCAGCTTGGTGTCATCACCCCGAATGGCTACGACTACGAACAGCCGGTGGTGGAGCTTCTGACTCGCGATCAGTGGCGTGTTGCCATGTCGGAGATCATGACCATCCTGTGCATCGGTGGCAATGCCTACGGCTACAAGCTGCGCAACTCGCAAGGCGCTGTCATCGGCATAAGGTGGTATTCTGACAAACGCTTTGCCCCTGTGAACAACGGCTGGGGCGATGTGGACTTCTACTTCTACTACGACGGCATGGAGAGTTACCGCGTGCCGAAGGAGGACGTCGTGCATCTAGTCGGCTTCTGGTATGACCCCGAGAAGCCGCTTGGTGGTGGCTCACCTGTCGACCTTGCGAGCCAGTCCATCGAAGGTTTCAACGAAGCCAGCTCGACGGTGTACAACA